AATTAATTTAGGAGATGCTTTAACAAAAGAAAACCAATTCTCCTTCATTTTCTCAGAAAACACTGTCCACATAACTGCTTGTTGGTGTGTAATGCCTGTTATACCTACAATAGCTAAAGGCTCCTTACTATTTTCTATAGCAAAAACATCAGGTGTTTCTGAGTATTGAATAAGAGTTTTCATTAAATCAACTTTATATACAGCTTCAGCTTCAAATAAATTTTCTCGGCTCATTGTGCTGTACATAGGAATTACATGGCGTTTTTGCATGGGAACCATTTGTAGGCTCCCATGACTTATAAGGACTTTATCCATATAACTTTTTAAAACCATCATCTACTTGCTTAACAAAATTAGGATCGCGCCTTGTTGCGTTCCAATATCTTTCATCTTGCATCATAGCTTGAAGGTCTGCTTCTCCAAATGTAGCAACAGGAGAAGATTCAGCAGAAATTTGAGTGTCTTTATTTTGTGACATAATATGTTCGATAAGCATAATGCCTTCTGCTGTTTCACCTAATCTTTCTACAGCACCACTCAACTCATCTGGAAAGTATTTATTAGCAAACATACTAACAGCTTCTATTCTTGTGTTAGCGTTATCTCCTAGTTTTTTTTGTTCTGCCGCCAAATCATTTTGAGGCATTGCTGCTTCAATAGCTTTAGCGTACATTTCTATACCTTCTTTAAACTGATCTTGACCAAATCCATTATTAAAAGCGTGTTCAGACCACCAGTTAAGAAGCTCATTATCTGTTGCTGATTCTGAATCTATAATGTCAGGAAGCTCATAATCACCTTTAGTTTCTGGGCGATTAATAAACTTTTCTTCATTATGTTCTTTTATAATATCATCTCTTTTAGCGCCAAGTTTAGATTCTAATTCGCTATATGACTTAGCTAATTCAGCAGGGTCATTAAACTTTTCTGGAAGCCACTCAGGTCTTTCTGATGCGGTTTCATTTGGCGTATCTTGTATAAGCGTTTCTTTTGTTTCTTCAACTGCTTCTTCAGCCATTTGATTTTATCCTGTGTGCATGATTAATTCTAGTTTCTAAAAGACCAATAACAAATCGTTGCCCTTCTATATGGCGTAACTCTTCAGTACTAACATTAGGACCGTGAACTAAATCAATAGTTATAGCTCTTAAATATCTAAGAACTTCTTTGCCAGTATCAGAACTAAATAACTGTGCCACGTTTTGGCTTATTTGTTCGTCTGCTTCTTTTGGTCTTTGGTAGCCGTCTACCCCAACATTAATTTGCTTAGTTTGTTTTTTACTGCTCAACTACTTGCTCCTGTTGTTGCGGCTCCCCTTGCATCATTTGTTGCTGTTGAGCCATTTGTTGTGCCATCGCAACTAACTGCTTACGCTCATTTTCGTCGCGAATCAAGGTATCAGGTACACCAAATTTCTTAGCAAGGAAAGCGGCAGTTTCTTCAGAGTTAACAAGAAGCTGCATCATTTCAGGGCCAAACCTACCTTGAATAAGCTCCAAGAACCTAGCAACAGAGGTAATATCTTGGTTAGCTTGTGCTTGTGCTAGTGGGGAAACAGACTTAATCTTTACTTCTCTGCCATTAACAGTAGGTAAATCTATTCTGCCTTGTTTTTTTAATATATAAATAACTCTTTGCAATACTGGCTGCACTAACTCTGCTTGCAATCTACCAAATGCAGAGCCAATTCTTCTTGATAAGTCAGCCATACGCTCTGCAACTTCAGTAGCAGATGCAGGTGTTCTATCTGGATTGCCTAACATATCGTTATATAACGCACGTTTAATATTCAATCGCATATCGCCAAGAACAAGTTGAGCCACATCAAAGCCACCTGCTGCTTGTATTGGTTGTAGTCCTGCTGATCCAATAGCTTTTGGTATTATAGATCCCGGGACTAGCTGTATTGTATCTGGATTAACAACGCCGTCATCATCCATTTGATATATACCAGAGATAGACATCTGTGCGTTTTCAAGTATCAACTCTATTGTTAGATTGGTTGTTTTAATTGCAGAGAGTGCATTCATTAATGGCCCACGCCCATATACTTCACCTGCACATTTAGACCAGCGGAAACAAATAAACGGATTGGAACCCACACCTGACATCTGTTTAAAGTAAATAATAGACTGTGTAGTCATACAAAAAGCATAGCTTAAATACGCTTCTTCATTCATTTTAGAATAATCACGACATATTAATTCAAGAACTGTTGTTGTCGAATCGGTATTACTACTCATCATGTTTTGTATTTTTTCATTTAATATAGCATCAGGATATAATATCTGTAGCTGATCAAATCTAATATTTTTTCTTTCTCTAAAAACATGATCAATACGATCGTCAGGCCCAGTATCAAGTATTACATGAGGAAGTGGTATTGCAGAAAACCTAATAGGGTTTAGCGCATCACCTTCTTCCGCAGCCAAGACACCAGTCCCGACAGCCAAGTCCATAAAAGATTCATGCACTTCTTGGGAAAAGTTAGAATTTTGGAGAATCTCAAAAACATATTCAGTTACCTCATCTAGTTCATTGTTAACAAAATCTCGTTCTGCTTTTGGAACTTCAGAACCAGAAGTTAAATCAGCCCACCTAGCAAAGTTAGGAACAAGGCCTGATTGTAATCTTGATGCAAACTCTTGCACGCCTACAACAGCAGTTTCATCAAATATCTTATCATCTCTGCGTTGACCTATTGTCTCATTATAAAAAGATTCCCGTTGAGGTAACGCATATTCATAACACTCTTCAAACAGTGGTACGAAATTTTCTCTCTTAGCCTTGGCTCTTTCATATTGCTCAAGGTATTTTCTTGCTATTGGATCTTCTATCATAATTTATCCTATGCATTAAACTTGCTATAATATCCCATACCGCTACCAGTTAATAATGAGCGCCTGCCTTTTGAGCCTTTTCTTTTTACACCAAGTTCACCTTGCCTTTTAACCATTGATGATAATGGCGCTGATAATGAACTCATTTGCTCTTCTAGTGCTTCGCTTTTAGATTCTGCAATTTTTTGTGCTTCAGTTTTTTTAGCTTCTTCTATACTAGCTTCTTGTTCTGCCTGTTGTTCTTCTACAGTTTTAGCATCCATGTCTCCGCCAGAATCTTTAAATCTTTTTACAGCAGCATCATACTCAGCTCTTGTTGGTTGTTGAGCTCGTTCGCTTTTTTTTAAACGATACTCTTCAAAAGTCCCAGGATTTGTAGGCTTTCCACTGCCCAAAATGCCTTTTAAACACATAATATACCTCTTTGTTGTTTATGCTCGATAAGCATAGAATAAATAATAATTCAACGCACAATTACATACGCGACCATAATCCCTGCCTACGTCTTGGAGATTTTTGTTTAGCAAAAACATCAAAGTTAGTCCTAGCTATTATAGGTTTTGCAGCTACTTGATTATTCATCAATGCCCTACCTTCTCCTGCACCAAGAAGCATATACTGCAATGCATCGTGTATATGCGAGTACATATTTTTATCTGGTTTATCAGCGTATCTTTCTCCAGATACTTCCATTCTTCGGTACTGATACCCACCTTCAAACCCTTTAATTAACTGCGCGCAACGTCTATCTACCAAAAACGCAGGTTTGCCTTCAGACATTTTGTTGAGCTGCGAATTGACCGACTCAAGTCTAAGGTCAACGGAATTAGACGGAGCGGGATATGCTCTAAGACCAGCGCCTCGAAGGACATGGAAAGGGGTGGACTCGTCGGTTTGCGCGCGGAAATCACCAGCAGGATCGCCATATATAAGAACCTCAGAAACCCCAGAAAACCGAGTGGCAATCTCTTCACGAAGAACTTCAGCAAACCTAACAATACCCATATCAAACGCAACAATTTCTGACTGTACAAACCATCTACCTCTTACTTTTTGACCAAGAACTGCCGCAGGTGTTAGCCCAAAGTCAAGACCAATATAGAGCGGATTACCTGCTGCGACTGGTATTTCTTCTTTAGCAACGTGCGTTTCTGTTACAAACATAGGATATATAGGTTTCCCATCTTTAATTGTTCCCAGTCTATTCATTACATAGACATCAATCCAACTCTTTGTCTTACCTTGTATAAGGTTAGGATAGTAGGAGTCCATCATATTGTTACAATTTTCTGCTTTTTTATTTATTTCGTAACGATCTATCTCACCTTCTTTAGTAAGCTTTTCAGTCATTCCAGAGGGTTGTGTAAAGAATAACCAGTTATCAGGCTTAACAAGCATCTTTGCTTGCTCTCTTGGTATATGATCTGGCACAGGAACTTCGCCTGACATAATAGGCCACCAATGATCTTCCTCTGGAGCGTTGGTATCTGCAATAACACCTGTCCAACTTGGGCCTCCCTCACGCATAGAAGGAAACCGCCCTACGCGCATGGTACACGCATCAATAATACTCTTAGGTATTTCTCTAGCTTCATTGATCCAGATGCCAGTAAGTTCGAGGGATAGCAATTTTTTGACATCTTCAGGGCGGTCAAGGGCTAAGAATAGAACTTCTAACTCTATATCGCCCTTTTTAATATTGTGAGTGTATGGAACAGACCAAGTAAACTTACCCCAATCGCTTTCTGGAAACCAATCAAGCCAAGTTTTTATTGTTGTTGTTTTAAGCTGTGGGTTGGTATTACGAATAATAGCCCATCGGCTGCGCCTAATACCTTGCGCATTCTTCTTTTGCATCAAGGCTCTGCGAAACACTTCAACACAACACCCAACAGATTTACCAGATCCTACTGGCCCACGTATACCACGAAAAAAGGTATCGTCTTTCATAAATTGTTTTAGGGTTTCTCCATCAGGCTTGTATTTAAAGTCAATCACTTGTTCACAATTCCAGAATCTACACCTACACGCATTATCTTTTCTACAGTGGCAGGTGCTAGAGAATCAATAAGTTTATCTGCTTCATAATCAGTGCAAAAATCTTTTGGGTAGTGTTTAAAGTTTACAGTCTTAACAACTGTTCTTAAAACCTCTAGCTCCTGTGGAGATAATGTAGATATAAAACTCATTTCTTTTTCTTTTTAGGAAACCCAGCCTTCATATTCTTGTATGCCTTGTCAGTAATAGTACTCTTAGACTTTGGTCTACTAATACCCTTCTTCTTCCTAGCATTTATGTTTGCGTATAAACCTTTAGCCATTACTTTTTCTTCTTTGCTGGTTTCTTTTTAGGTGGCATTGCTGCTTTCTTAGCGGCTGCTATACCTTTAGGTGTGTATGCGAACTTCTTTCCTTTTACATTAGGCATTCTTTTTATTCCTTTTGCTAATCATACTAGCCTTTTTCCTTGCATCCGCTTTAGAAGATGCACCCCACGCTTTAAGGCTAAGAAGTAAACGTGTTGGCTTTCCTTTAGAATCTCTTTCTGGGCCTCTCATATTACCCATTCTTGCTAAGAAAGAAGCGCGTCTAGGATTGTCACCGCTTTTAACTGGCGGTTTAAGTGTACCCTTTTTATAACTCGCTCGACCCTTTGCGTTAAGGCCGCCTTTAGGGTTTTTACCTTCTTTTCTAGTCCACGCTTCTGTCTTCATTTCGAAAATCCTGCACCAAAGTACAACCCAACGATAGCACTAACAAGGTGTGTATCTAGGGGT